ATAGAGAACTATTTAAACTTTATGTGCTAGGCGATAACAATGGTAAAAGATATACATATACAAGTCTTAGCGAAAAAACAAAGATTAGTAGAATAAGCATATACACGACATTAAAAAAGGTCAAAGAATATATTAAGAAACGATTACAAGAAAAACGTAATGAATTACGATGATTTACAAAGGTTAGTAGGGTACGGTTTAAGTGTTATAGAGTTTTATAACATAGATGGCGAATTAGAATATATAGCAGACCTAGATAATTTATCTTTTGAAGATGTAGATGTAGTGTTTAGTCAAGATGAGCAACCCATAGGCATAATAAAACTTTATAGATATGACAAAAGAAATGAACAAACCGAACCTTATGGTAAAGACCTATAACTATCTTAAAGCAGTAAGTAAGAGAGTTTTAGGGGGTTTTGAAAATGTAGATGCTACAACGTATTACGATAGAGCATATATTTGTTCGAGATGCCCACACCTAACACCAGAAGTAGAATGTAGTTTATGTGGTTGCCCAATAGAAACTAAAGCAGCTTGGAAAACAGAAAAATGCCCAAAAGGAAAATGGAAACACCTATAACAGAAGAACAAAAACAACGCATACTTGCAGTATGGGAGAATTGCAAAACTGGCAAGGCTAAAGACGTTGCTACAAAAGCTGAACTAATTACCTTGTATAACGAGATATACAAAAGTAATTATAGAACAACATCTAATTGCAGCAGTTGCATTGCAACTTGCTTTAACGGTATTAAGAAAATAGTAAAAAATATTACAGAATGAAAACACCACACTATTATAAAGGAAAAGTCTATGGTTACGAAGCACACGAAGTTATAGAAGATTTTGTAAGCGATAACTATAACTTAGGAGTTGCAGTAGCATACTTACTAAGGGCTGGTAAAAAAGAAGATAACACAATGGTACAAGACTTAAAGAAAGCCATACACCATTTACAATTTGAGATTAAAAGGCAAAACAACCTAAACAGCGTTGTTAATATAGAAGAAGCAACAGAAGAAGAATTAGAACGTATAAATAAAAATCTATTTAATAATGCAAGTTTTACCTATTAATAAAATAATATCAAACCCTAATAATCCACGATTAGTTAATAAGGCTAAGTTTGAAAAGCTGAAACAGTCTATAAAAGACTTTCCACAGATGCTAGAGTTAAGACCGATAGTAATAAACGAAGATGGTGTTATACTAGGTGGTAATATGAGATATAAAGCATTAGTAGAACTAGGACACGAAACAGTAAATGTTATAGTTGCAAGTTATATTACTAAAGAACAAGAGCAAGAATTTATAGTAAAAGATAATTTAAGTTTTGGCGATTGGGATTATGATGTATTAGCTAATGAATGGGATAGTGTAGAGTTAGATGATTGGGGCTTAGATGTATGGCAAAACCTAGACGATGTATTTGCTAACTTAGACGAAGAACCTAATGAAGAATTAAAAAAATTAGCAGAAGATAATAAAATAGTATGTGCCTTATGTGGGAAGTAGATGTAATTTATGTGCTGGGTGGTTTAGCAACTGCACTAGTATTTGTTATGGTAAAACAAGAAATGGATAACTTTAATAATCCACAATAATCAACACTATGCAAGATAGAACAGAAAAAGGTAAGTTAGCTATGCTAGAAGCATTAGAAAAAACATTAGGAGTAGTTACTTCTGCTGCTAAGATTGTAGGTATAGATAGAACTACGCACTATTTATGGCTAGAGAATGATGAAGCATATAAACTAGCAGTTAAAAGTATTGATGATATAGCTATTGACTTTGCAGAAAGCCACTTACATAAACAGATAAAGAAAGGTGGTACACAAGCAACAATCTTTTACCTAAAGACTAAAGGTAAGAAACGAGGTTATGTAGAAAAACAAGAGTTAGATGTAAGTGGAGAGTTTAAGCCCATTACGATTACTCTAATGCGAGACGATGAAAGCGAAACTAACGGATAAACAATGGTTAGCGATTGACTACCTAACAGACAAGACCACAACAGAAGTACTGTATGGTGGTGCTGCTGGTGGTGGTAAAAGTTTCTTGGGGTGTGCTTGGATAATATGGCTATGCACTTCTTACGATGGTATCAGATGTATGATAGGTCGTAGTAAGCTAGACAGTCTAAAGAAAACTACACTAAACACTTTCTTTGATGTATGCAGCCAATGGGGTATAGTAGCTAACATACACTACAAGTACAATGCAAGTAGTAATATCATTACGTTTTACAATGGTTCGGAAGTTATATTAAAAGACTTATTTCAGTACCCTAGCGATAGAAACTTTGATAGCTTAGGTTCATTAGAACTTACTGCTGCATTTATAGATGAGTGTAACCAAATAACAGAAAAAGCTAAACAAATTGTAAGCAGTAGAATAAGATACAAGCTAGACGAGTACGACCTAATGCCAAAAGTGCTTATGACTTGCAACCCTAGCAAGGAGTGGGTGTATAATAGCTTTTACAAACCACATAAAGAGAACAATTTACCATCATACAGAAAGTTTATACAATCGCTAGTTACAGATAATAGGCACATATCTAAACACTATAAAGACCAATTAGATAAACTTGATTACATAAGTAAGCAAAGACTACTGTTTGGTAATTGGGAGTATGACGATAGTGAAGATAAGTTAATAGATTATAGCGCAATACTAGGGGCGTTTGATATAGATAGTACAGAAAGTGGCGAAAAATACATTACTGCTGATATTGCACGATATGGCAAAGATAAGACTGTAATAATATATTGGAATGGATTACGTGCAGAATACTTTAAGGTACTTGATGTTAATAGTGTAACACAAGCTGCTGATGAGATACGTAAAATACAACAAACTTACGATGTAAGATTACAAAACATTATAGTTGATGACGATGGTGTTGGTGGTGGTGTAAAAGATATATTAAGATGTAAAGGCTTTGTAAACAATTCTAAGGCACTTAAAAAAGAAAACTATATCAATCTAAAGACACAATGCTATTATGCTCTTAGCGATGCTATAAATAAGTCTAAGATGTATATTTACTGTAATAATATAACGCACAAGAACTTTATTATACAAGAATTAGAACAAGTAAGGCGCAAGAACTTTGATAAGGACACAAAGCTACAACTGATAAGCAAAGATGAGGTTAAGAGTGCCATAGGTCGTTCGCCAGATTTTAGTGATGCTTTAGCTATGCGAATGTTTTTCGAGTTAAAGCCACAAGGCATATATTACGTACAATAAAAAAAAGGGTGGTTAATATATAACGCACCCTTTTAAAACAAACAATTAATTACTGAACGATGCGAATATACTAAAACATTAACTTTTATATTTTATATTATGAATTTAGTTTTAAACAACATCAAATATACAATCCCTAGTAGCTGGAATGAGGTTACACTAGGCGAGTATATGTATTTTATGCAAAATATAGATGATGTAAAAGATGAACTACAAAAAACTTTATTAACTATTAGTACCTTTACTAAAGCACCTATTGAACTATTACAAGAGTGTAAGAAATCAGAAATAGATAACGTGCTAGAAGAATTAGGGAAGTTACTGCAAGAAGAAAGTAATAAAGATTTAAACTTAGTATTTGATATTGATGGTATAGAGTATGGTTTCCACCCTAACTTACACGAATTAAAATTAAAAGAGTTTGTAGATTTAGATAATAAGTTAAACGATGGTTGGGCTGCTATGGATAGTGTTATGGCTATACTGTATAGACCTATAACAAATAAAAAGGGCGATAAGTACGATATAGAAGATTACGATTTTATTACTGCTAAGAAACGTGCAGAGTTATTTAAAGATAATTTAAGTGTAAATACTGTAAATGGTGCTGCTGGTTTTTTTTTGACTATCGCAACAAATTACATAGCCATTACACAACAATCTTTTCAGAGCCTATCGAGGAAGCAGAAACGCAAACTTTTAAAAGCGAAGAAGAACAGTTTAACGAAAAATACGGTTGGTACAGTTTAATATATAATTTAGCTAATGGCGATATACTTAAATTTAATAATGTATTAGAACTAACAGTAAATGAATGCTTTAATTTTATAGCATACCAAAAGGATTTGACACATATACAAAATAAAAGATGATAGTAGTAAATAACCTAGATGTAAAAAATATAACTTTAAAAATGTTATATGGCATATTTGAAGAAATAGGCGCAACACATTACCAAATACAAACCACTACAATAGGCGATATATTTGAAGTGGATTTAACAGAAACTACCTACCCACTACTTCACGTATCTACTGCTACTGCTAACTTTGCACAACATACACTAACATATAACTTTCAATTAATTGTTATGGACTTAGTGAGTAAAGACGAGAGTAACGAACACGATGTATTAAGTGATACGTTAGATACAATAGGAGATATTATAAGTTTATTAAAAAATAAAGTTGGCACATATGAAAGAATACCAAACTTTCAAACAGAAGTAGCGATAAGCCCTAGTGTTAGTTGTGAACCATTTACAGAAAGGTTTGATAACGAAGTAACTGGCTGGACTGCTAGTATAAGTATTGAGGTAGGGTTTAATGCAAGTAATTGTAATGGAGATGTGCCAATAGACTAAAAATGATAAAAACCTATGAATGAATGAGTTACAAGAAATAGGGAACAACGAAGTAACACAAACAAAAATATATAACCTATATATATATATATAGATATATAATAGTAATATAATAATAATATATAATAAAGAAAAAATTTAAAAAATGGCAAGTACGATAACACCCTCAACATTATCTGTTGAAATTAAAGAACAATTAACTCTAGGTGGCGCAGTTTACGACCAAACTAAAACGCATACTATTAGTGGTGTAGGTAATATATTTAAAAGAATATATACTTTAACAGCACAAACTGCAACACAATTAGCTAACTTTGATACTGCACCAACTTCTCCAGAGTTTGACTATGACGATATTAAATATATCAGAATTACAAACCTAGACGATACAAACACAGTAATAATTACTAAATCTTCTGCTACTACTGCTGGAGCAGAAGAAGTTGTAGCTGGTGGAAGTATTTTTATGATGAATGGCGCAAAACAAGTTGCTGGTGCTGGTACAAAAGCAGCGATTACTACTTTAGCTGCTTTAGATACACTTTATGCTTATAGTGCAACTGCAACAGTAACATTAGACTTAGAAGTGGTTATAGCTACTGCATAATGAATAATGTAGATAAAGTATTAAATGCCTTTGGTAAAAAGGTGGTGCATAATGCAAGAGGTATTTTAAATATGCAAGGTAAAAACGCAAGTGGCGATTTATCAAGTTCTTTAGGGTACTTTTTAAAAGTATATCCTAGTGGTGCGTTAGATATGAGTTTTGTAGCTGCTGGATATGCTGATTTAGTAGATAAGGGTGCAAGAGGTAGTAAGTCAAGTTCTAAAGCACCTAATAGCCCATATAAATATACTAACAAGCAGCCACCAACTGGTGCGATAGATAAATGGGCAGTTCGCAAAGGTTTACAAGGTGTACGCAATGATAAAGGGCAATTTATACCACGCAAGAGTTTAGTGTTTGGTATAGCTAGAAGTATAAAGTTATATGGTATAAAGCCTAGTAACTTCTTTACAGATGCTTTTTATACTGCATATAAAGACCTACCAAAAGAATTTATTAAGGCATACGTAAAAGATACACAACAGTTTTTAAAATTTGTAAGTAAAGATATACAATAATGGCAGTAGAATTAAAACACATACACAGCGATACAAATAACCAGTACTTAACGAGGGCTTATAACGATATTATATTACAAGCTACTGGCATACCACAAAACATTATAGATAACTATTACAATGTTAAATTTATTTGTAACATAGTAATTAATAATGAAAATGCTGCAACGCTTAAAGCACCACCAAAAGATAATAAAGCTATCTTTAGAGTTTCTAGTGTATTACAAGACTTTACAGTAACCGATAATAAAGGTTATGATGTTGATGGTGTTTATAGTACTTATGAGGGTTTAAATATGAGTGCAGATAACCACAGCATTCATCAAATTGACAAATTTGCAAGAAACAGAAGTAACTTAAGATATGCAGTATTTTTAGGTGGATATGAATATAGCACAACACCAAGTGGCACTATACAACAGTCTTTTAGTATTGAGGGTGTAGCAAACTTTTTATATACTAATTCTGTTATACAGCACGATGTTAGATTTAATCAATTTAATTTTGATAGCTATTTACTTAATAGTAATACAGATAAATTTTTAAGTGTTTTCCCTAATTCTTTTGCTTACGGTTCTGAAATTAAAGGCTTACAAATACAATTAGGACAATACCACACACTAGCTTTTTTTAATGGCAAACACTATCAAGATAGTAAAGTAACTAGACTAAGAATACAAACATTTGACGATAGCAATACATTACTTAATACTTACTATACTGATAATACTTCTGATAATGGTGGTGCTGAATACGGTCAGCAAATTATGGTAAATGCTTTTAATGGATTTGATAATACAAACGAGGGTTTACTTTACTTTGGTTGTGGCACACAAAATTTACAAGATTATGTAGATTTTAATAACGTATCTTTTTATGTGATAAAAGCGTTAAATGTTAATGCTGATATAAGTAATGCGTATAGGTTTGATATACAACGAGCAGACTGCAAAGGCTACGAAACTATAAGGTTAGCCTTTTTAAATAGTTTAGGTGCGTGGGATTATTACAACTTCACTAAAAAATCAACACGAAAAACACAAATAAATAAAAGCCCTATAAAAAGTAACTATGGTTATCAAGGTTATGCAAAGGTCGGCACTATGGATTATAATCAAGGTACTTATAATGGTGGCACAAGAGCATATAATGTAAATGCAATAGAAACGATAGAAGCTAACACCAGCTTTATTAGAGAAGATGAAGCAGCAATATTAGAGGAACTATTTACTAGCGTAGATGTATATATGCAAGATGGCGATAACTTTGTGCCAGTAGTAATAAATGAAGCTGAATATTTAAAGCAAACATCTGTAAATGATAAGTTGATACAGTATATTATAACAATAGAAAAAGGACATAATACAAGGGTGCAACGCTTATGATAAGATTAGAGGTTAAAGACCAAAATACTGGAATTATATACGAACTAGACACGTATGGTAACGAAAATATAGCACTTACTTTACAAGTTGATGATGTTAGAAATATTGAGAATAGAAACGCAAGTTATTCTAAAGACTTTAACTTACCAGCAACAAAGAGTAACAATAAATTTTTTGAACATTTTTACAATGTAGATAGGTATGCTGCTAATTTTAATGTTTACAAAAACCTAAAGGCATATTTATACGCTGATGAAATACTAATATTAGAGGGGTTTTTAAAGCTAACAAATACAGTAGATAAGAATACAGAAATATCGTACAACGTGGTATTGTTTAATGATGTTGCAAACATTATAGAAACTCTTGCAGATGCTACTATAAAAGATTTAGACTTTACAGATATTAACCATAAGGTAACATCAATAAATATAGTAGGAAGTTGGGCGCAAACTGTATTTTTAACTGCTGGTGGTACTACTGATAAAGTATATTACCCATTAATAAATGATGGTTCTATTTATACAGATGAAGAAAACTTATATATAGACTATAAGAAAAATTATGTATTGAATTTAAGTTTAAAATATGTAATAGATAAAATATTTGAGTTTGCTGGTTTTACATACACAAGTTCTTTTTTTACTGATGACCTATTTACTAGTTTATTTTTTGATATAGGTGGAGAAGATGTAGGAAGCGATTTTACAGATACAACAGTAAGAGCAAACGTAGGAAGTGGTACAGATAGTATAGGTGTTAATGCTGGTACAAATATCTCTAGTGCTTTAGCAGATGCAACAGTAATAGACTTTGTTAATGAGAGTGGAGATACTGATGGTAACTTTAACCACAATACA